AAAGTTTCCGTAAAGAATTATTTATATTTTGTCAAAACTCAATATTTAAATTAATAAATATAAATGACTCTTCAACTGTAGCAGTTGTTCCTGTTACTAAAAACGTAGGTTGTATTGATGGACAAACTATTCAAGAAATTGCTGGTGACTTAATATTTTTAGCACCAGATGGTTTTAGAACAGTTGCAGGTACAGCAAGAATTGGTGACGTTGAGTTAGGAACTATAAGTCAAAATATTCAACCTATAATAAATGACATTGTTTTAAATAAATCACAGTTTCAATTTAGTAGTGTTGTTATTAGAACTAAGTCACAGTATAGAATGTTTTATAGTAAATCAACAGACTCAACATCTACATCAAAAGGTATAATAGGAGTATTAAGACCTAATGGTTTTGAATGGTCAGAAACACTAGGCATACAAGCTCCAGCTATTGCATCAGGATTTGATAATAATGGAGAAGAAAAATTCTATCATGGTGATAGAGATGGATATGTTTATAATCATAATGTAGGTAATACATTTAATCCAGCAGGAGTTGAAACAGCAATAAATGCTGAGTATCAGTCACCTGATTATGATTATGGAGATTTAGGAACTCTAAAAACTTTAGAATATGTGAAGTTATCTATAGCACCAGAGTCATTAGTTCAACCAACACTTAGAGTTAGGTATGACTATGATAGTTTAGATACACCACAACCAAGTGATATAACTTTAACAGCAGTACCAGAACCTGCATTATTTGGTGTTGCTTTATTTAACAGTCAAACTTTTGGAGCTGCACAGCAACCGTTAGTTAGACAAAGTTTAACAGGAAGTGGACATAGTAACTTTTTTAAAATTTTTAGTAGTGACACAAGAGCACCTTACACAATTAATGGTATATACATAAATTATAGACCTGCAGGGAGACAATAGGAGATAATATAATATGGCACAAGCATATACAAGACAAAGTTCATTTGCAGATGGTGATACTATCACAGCAGCACTATTTAATAATGAATACAATCAATTAGTAAACGCATTTTCTTATAGTTCTAGTAATGCTAGTACTACAGGACATAGACATGATGGTACTGCTGGTCAAGGTGGTAATATCCCACAAATAGGAGATTTAGATTTTCTTAATAAAATTGTAGTAGATAGTACTAACAATAGATGGGGATTTTATGTAGAAGTATCTAGTTCTGCAGTAGAACAAATTAGATTACAAGATGGTGCACTACTACATTTAATGGTGGTACAATTACTATGGGTGATGCAGCTACTGACAACGTAGTCTTTGGAGCTGACGTAGATTCAAACATTATTCCAGATGATGATAATACTTATGACTTAGGTAGTTCTTCACAGGAATGGAAAGATTTATATGTTGATGGTATTGCATACTTAGATGGTATTAACTTTAATGGTACTGCAATTACAGCAACTGCTGCTGAACTAAATATATTAGATGGAGTAACATCTACAGCAGCCGAACTAAACATCCTTGATGGAGTAACATCAACAGCAGCAGAGTTAAATATTTTAGATGGTGTAACAAGTACCACAGCCGAATTAAATATTCTTGATGGTGTAACTTCAACAACTGCTGAACTTAATATTTTAGATGGTGTAACTTCAACAACTGCAGAGCTTAATATTCTTGACGGAGTAACAAGTAGTACTGCAGAATTAAATATTCTTGACGGAGTTACCTCTACAACTGCAGAGCTTAATATCCTTGATGGTGTTACAAGTACAACAGCAGAACTAAACATCTTAGATGGTGTTACAGCTACTGCTGCAGAAATAAATGTTTTAGATGGATATACTGGTAGTGTAACAGAATTAAATTATTTAGATACTTTACATGCAACAGGAGTTACATCTACTGAATTTGATTTTCTTGATGGTGTAACATCAAATATACAAACACAATTAGATTCTAAAATTTCAGCAACTCTTACAACAGAACAAGTTCAAGACATTGTAGGTGGAATGGTTAGTTCAAATACTGAGACAGGTATTACAGTAACTTATGAAGATGGTGACGGAACACTAGACTTTGTAATTGGAACTCTTAACCAAGATACTACAGGTAATGCTGCAACAGCTACTACAGCAGGTACAGTTACAACAGCAGCACAACCAAACATTACAAGTCTTGGTACACTAACAACACTTACAGTAGACGATATAACAATTAATGGCTCTACTATTTCTGATAGTGGCGATTTAACACTAGATTTAGGTGGCAACCTACTAGTAGATGTAGATAGTGGAATGATTAGATATTATGATGCTGGAACTGAATGGGCACAATTTAAGTCATCTTCGCAAGATGTTCAGATTATTAGTATTGTTCAAGACAAAGATATAATTTTTAGAGGCAATGATGGTGGGTCATATTTTAATGCTCTTACCTTAGATATGTCAGATGCAGGTACTGCAACATTTAATCACGATATAAAGCTTGGTGATAATAGCGAAGCTGTATTTGGAGCAGGTTCAGATTTAAAAATTTATCACGATGGCACTCACAGTTATGT